GCCAACGGCCACCCTCAAAGCCGTCTAGACGATCTGCTACCGTGGAACTTCACGCCGTCAAGATAAGCTGACTGTGGCCCACAGCGAACGCTTACCTTCGGGGCCGCCTTGCAGCGGGGCCGGTTAACAGCCCCACCCGCATAACCCTCGAAAACAACGGAAAAATCCGGCCGCAGCCGGATCGGGAGGACACTTTCGCGAGGGCAAGTGGCGGAGGGGACGCGACTGGGGGCGAACCTTCTCTGACAACTGCTGCGGGTGTTTTCTCAGATAGTCGAACTCTGGCGCGGGCCAATCTTGGGTCTGGCACTTGCCGGTCATTGTGCCAGTGCCATTCACTTAGAGCTTTGGATCTCCCCCGACCTGTGCTGCGGAATGTCAGGCGACAGAGGGCGGAAGTTTTGCCAACTTCGGTTTGACCTATACGAAAATGAAGTCACTCGCGCTTAGCTGATTTGCGTTTGCGAGGCCGGTGAGGGTGAGGGTGATGTCCGCGGTTCCGTCACCGTTCGCGTCGACGAGAACCTGGCTACCGAAGATCCGCGCCTCGGAATTGTCGGATCCGCCGCTAAAGGTGCCTGTTCCGAGATATACGAAGGTTCCGACGCCCAAGCCTTCAAACCGCAGGACGTCGCCTTCTTCGCCACCTCCGTCCAGCTCGTTAAAGTCCGATATCACGTCCACCCCGCTTGCGGAGCTGTTGAATACGAAGCAATCTGCCCCGAGGCCGCCCGTGAGGGTGTCATTGCCTGCTCCGCCGAACAGGGTGTCATCACCATCGAGCCCGGACATGTTGTTTGCCCCGGAATTGCCAAACAGGATGTTGGCTCCGGAATTGCCCGTCCCCGAAAGGCCGGATGTTCCTGTCAATGTCAGATTCTCGACGTTGGCAGCAAGCGTCAGAGAAACAGAACTTTCCACGAGATCGACGCCCTCGTTGACGGCTTCGACCACGATGTCGGTTGTCGCACCCACGACATAGATGTCATTGCCTGTTCCGCCGACCATGGAATCGTTGCCGACACCTCCATCAAGGCTGTCGTTGCCTACACCGCCCAGCAGAGTATCGTTTCCGCTGCCGCCGAAGAGGAAATCGTTCCCATCAAGACCACTAAGTGTGTTGGCCCCGGAATTGCCGGTGAGAATGTTTGCCAGCGTATTGCCCGTTCCGGCGATACTCGAGGAACCTGTCAGCGTCAGGTGTTCCAGTCCCGTTCCCAGCGTGAACGCAACGGAGCTCTGCACCAGATCGGTTCCGCCGCTTGCCGCTTCGGTCACGACATCGCCCGCCGCATCAACCGTGTAGGTATCGTCCCCGTCTCCTCCGTCCATGCTGTCGCTTCCGCTGCCGCCATCCAGCAGATCGTTGCCGTTTCCACCGAACAGGCTGTCATTCCCACTGCCGCCATAGAGCCGATCGTCGCCATCGATTCCGGTGAGAATGTTGGCACCCGTGTTGCCGGTCAGATCATTGGCCCCGACCGTTCCGGTGCCGTTGATCGCGGCACTTCCGGTCAGAAACAAGTGCTCGAAGTTGGCCCCCAGTATATGGGTCACGGCACTGCGCACGGTATCTGTGCCTTCGTTGGCGGCTTCCGAGACGACATCGCCGATCAGATCGATCACGAACGTGTCGTTCCCCGCGCCCCCGTCCATGCTGTCGGCACCAGCACCGCCGTCGATGTAGTCATCTCCGTCGCCCGCTAGCAGAGTGTCGTTCCCGCTGCCGCCATAGAGACTGTCATTGCCACCCTGCGCGGTGAGGATGTTTGCGCCGCTGTTGCCGGTCAGATTGTTTGCCGTCGCTGTTCCGGTGCCGTTGATCGCAGCACTTCCGGTCAACGTCAGATTCTCCAGGTCGGCCGTAAGACTATAGGTGACCGCGCTTTGGACAAGGTCGGTACCGCCAGCCGCACCCTCAACAACGAGATCAGCGGCGCTGTCGACGACGTAGGTATCGTTGCCAGTCCCACCGACGAGAGTATCGTTTCCTGCACCCCCGTCCAGAATGTCGTTGCCATCCCCGCCATCCAGGCTGTCGTTTCCGGTCCCCCCGTAGAGGCTGTCGTTTCCGACAAAACCGACAAGAGTGTTTGCCCCGGTGTTACCGGTCAGCACGTTACTCGCGACGTTGCCGGTGCCGTTGATTGCCGCTGACCCGGTCAGAGTCAGGTTTTCGAGATCGGTGCCGAGCGTGTAGGAAACCGAACTCTGAATAAGGTCAGTCCCGGCGGAGACCGCCTCGACGACGACATCGCCGGTGCTGTCCACGACATAGGTATCGTTTCCAAGGCCGCCGACCATGCTGTCATTGCCCGTTCCGCCGGTCAGCGTATCATTGCCCGCGCCGCCATCCAGCGCGTCATTCCCCGCCCCCCCGTCAAGATTGTCATTGCCATCCAGACCCGTCAGGACGTTTGCCCCGCTGGTGCCGATCAGGATGTTGGCAAGCGTGTTCCCGGTTCCGTTCAGGGCCGAACTGCCCAATAGGGTCAGATTTTCCACATCGCTGCCCAGCGTGAAGGATACGTTGCTTTGCACTGTATCCGTGCCGCCGCCAGAGGCTTCGACCACGACATCCCCTGCCGCGTCGACGATGAACAGGTCGTTTCCGGCACCGCCCGTCATGCTGTCCGCGCCCGTGCCGCCATCCAGCGAGTCGTTGCCTGCGCCGCCGTCAAGGCTGTCATTGCCCGCCCCGCCTGAAAGGCTGTCGTTCCCGTCGAGACCGAAAAGACTGTTGGCGCCGGTATTGCCGATCAGGATGTTGGCAAGCGTGTTTCCGGTGCCGTTCAATGCGGCACTGCCCAGCAGCGTCAGATTTTCGACCTGAGCCGCAAGCGTGTGGGTGGCTGTGCTTTGCACGGTGTCCGTGCCGCCCGACGAGGCTTCGATCACCAGATCGCCTGCCGAGTCGACGATGTAGGTATCGTTGCCTGACCCGCCCGTCAGGCTGTCATTGCCTGAACCGCCATCCAGCGTGTCGTCGCCGGTTCCGCCGAACAGTGAATCATCGCCGCCAAGCCCCTGCAGAAGATTTGCCCCGGTGTTTCCGGTCAGCGTGTTTGCGGCGGTATTCCCTGTGCCGTTCAGCGCGGCGGTTCCGCTAAGGATCAGCGCCTCGACATTTGCGGTCAACGTATAGCTGAGAGAGGACGTAACAGTGTCGGTACCTTCGTTCAGGGCCTCGTTGACGATGTCGCCAATCACGTCGATGACATAGCTGTCGTCTCCCAGCCCGCCCGCCATGACATCGCTGCCAAGGCCGCCGGTCAGGGTGTCATTGCCATCCCCGCCGAACAGGGTGTCATTTCCGTCGCCCCCGGTCAGACTGTTTGCCGCCGAGTTGCCCGAAAGCGTGTTGGCAAGCGCGTTGCCTGTTCCGTTGATGGCCGCAGTTCCCGTCAGCGCGAGATTTTCCAGTTCCGTGCCAAGTGTGTAAGAAATCGTGCTTTGAACGGTATCAAAGCCACCGCCTGCCGCCTCGATCACGATGTCACTCGTACTGCCGACAACATAGATGTCGTCGCCGAAGCCGCCGACCATGGAATCGTTGCCATTGCCGCCATTCAGAAGGTCGGCCCCATCGCCGCCGAACAGTGTGTCGTTTCCGTCAAGACCGTAAAGCGTGTCCGACCCAGACGACCCGGTGATCTGGTTCGTATAGGCGCTCCCCGTTCCGGTTAGACCGCCCGTCGTCAGGACAAGGTTCTCGACTGTCAGGTCCAGCGTGTAACTGACCGACGATTGAACGAGGTCGATGCCTTCTCCAGAAAGTTCGATGACGACGTCGCCTGGGTTGTCGACCACGAAGATGTCGTTCCCCGCCCCGCCTTCCAGGGTGTCAGCACCGGTTCCGCCGTCCAGACTGTCGTTGCCCGCCCGGCCCTGAAGCACATCGTTGCCGCCAAGACCCAGAAGCGTGTCGTTTCCGGCCTGGCCGTCGAGGACATTAACGCCCAATGCCCCGGTAAGACGGTTGTTGCCCTGCGATCCGATCGCATTCTCGATACTGATCAATGTGTCGGGGGTAGTGCCCGGGATGAGCCCCGCATCAAGGTCGATGTCGACGTGGAGGGCCGTCGATCCGAAACTGAGGTCAATCGTGTCGATCCCTTCGCCGCCGTCGATCAGGTCTGTGCCAACATAGCTGCGCAGCGTGTCATTCCCGGCGCCGCCATAAATGGAATCGTTTCCGGCATCGTCGCGGATGTTGTCGTTGCCGTCCCCGCCAAAAATCAGATCGTTACCGGCAGTGTCGTAGATGACGTCGTCGCCTGCATCCCCGTAAATCGTGTCATTTCCGTACCCATCGGTGATGGTGTCGTTGCCACCGGCACCGACCAGGAGATCGTCTCCGCCAACACCATCCAGCCGATTGGCCTCATCGTTTCCGAGCAGGGTGTCGTTTGCGCTCGAACCGAATGCGCCCTCGAAGTTCAGGACCTGTTCGTCGGCAACGGCACCGTCCCAAGATATCCACCCGCTTGCCAGGTCGATGCTCGCCCCGACGGCCACGCCGCCACGATACTCGTTCTGCACGGTGACGATATCGAACCCTTCGCCACCGTCGAGAACATCCTGACCGCTGGCGGTGCTGCTGCCGCCGAAGATAAGGTCGGCCGAGCGCCCTCCGCTGATCGTGTCGTCGCCCGCGCCCCCGTAGACGGTGTCGTTGCCGTCGTCACCGGCGAGGTTGTCGTTACCGTCGCCTCCTTCGATGAGATCGTTGCCCGCGCCACCATAAGCGACGTCATTGCCGTCACCGCCATAGAGGCGATCCAGGCCGGTTCCGCCGTTGAGCGTGTCACTGCCCGCTTCACCCAGAATGACGCCGCCCTGGTTCCCCAGTGTCATTCGGTCATTGCCAGTGCCCCCGGCGAGCACATCATAGCCGCCGTTTCCGTTCAGTGTGTCATTTCCACCGTTTCCGGAGAGGAGTTCTGCAGCCGACGTGCCATTCAGGGTCTCGTTTCCTGCCCCGCCTGCCTGCACCTGCGCAAACCGAAACTGCCATGCGGCAAGGGAAATGTCCGACAGGATCACCGCGTCGTCGCCGAAGATCACATAGGTATCGCCGTCGATTTCCTGCAAGGAGACACCGGCAGGAGGTGCGTTCGGGTCAACCAGAACCCCGTCAATCACGACCGCGCCTCGTCCAATATCGAAGTTCGCGATTCGGCGCGCGGTGGCCTGCGTCAGATCGGTGTCCCCGAAGGCCACCGGAACGTCGAGATGAATCTGGTCACCTAGACTTGCTGCGCCATCTACAATGATGGTGAGATCGGCGGAGCGCTCTATCCCGGTGCTGTCGGTGGCCGTGTAAGTCAATGTCTCCATGGCCGACTCGCCTGCATCAAGCCAAGCATATGCCCCGGCTTGATCCAAGCGAAGCTCGCCGCTGGCAAGCACCGTAACCGTTGCACCGCTTGCAAGCCGGATCACATCATTCTGCGCGACCATAGCGCCATTAATGCGGACCAATGACAGCGGGCTGCCCTGATAGAGAAGATCGTTCGCGAAAGGAGCGATGTCCTGCGTCGTCCTTTCCTCGATGCGGACATAGTCATCGATCACGCCAAATGCCGTCTGCAGCCCTGCCGCAATCGACTGGTAGGTCACGGCCTGATCGTTGAAACGGACGAATTCGACGTCATCGTAGACGGTATTGACCACTGTTCCCGTGAGGATCGAGATTCCACCCTCGACATAGGTGAAACTCGCAGTCGCGAAGTTCGAGAAAACGACTGCGGTGTCGATTCCGACTCCGCCATAGAAGGCGTTGGACTCATTGCTCGGATAATACGAGTCGCTACCTTCGAGCGTATCATCGCCGAATCCACCAACCAGCGTGTCGTTGCCATCATTGCCGGAAAGCAGATTGTTTCCATCACTCCCTATGATCAGGTCGTTTTGTCCGCTGCCACCAATGTTCTCGACGCTGATGAGCCTGACAGACTCATATGTCCCAACGTATTGCGCGGTGCCTGCGCCCAGATCGACGATCACAGGTCCGCTGAAAAACTCCACGCGATCAATGCCCGTGCCACCGTTCACCGTGTCGTTGCCAGGCGTTCCTGGGCTGAAGATGTTGACAAAAGAACCCAGCTCGAACGTATCGTCGCCACTGCCGCCGAACATGCTGTCGTTGCCGCTCGATGACCTTATGGTATCATTCCCGGCTCCTCCGTACATGTCGGTATCGGACACATAGAGGATGTCATTGTCGTCGATATAGATACCGGCAGTAATCGAGTCATTTCCATCACCACCGAGAAGAGTATCCAGCCCTCCCAACCCGGAAATCGTGTCGTCGCCCGAACCTCCATCGATGAGGTTCGCAACCTCGTCACCGTTCAGGGCATCGTTGAAGGCGCTGCCTTCCATATTCTCGATTGCGACGTACTGATCCCCAATGGCATCACCGAGTGTCGTGACAAACAGGAACCGTTCGGGGTCGAGGTATGCCGCAACAGCGGAGGTCGCAGTTGCAAAGCTGACAGCATCTATTCCGGTTCCGCCATCAAGCGTATCGGCACCGGTGCCGCCGATCAGGATATCGTTGCCGGACCCGGTTCGTATGAAGTCATCGCCGATACCGCCGTAGCTGCGGTCGTTGACATGGGTTCCAATCAACACGTCGTCGAAACTGCCCGACATTGCTGCGGCACCACCCGCCGACCGGCTTGACGCGCCGTCACCGTCGCCGAACTGCTCTTCTTCGGTTTCGCCCCGCTCGGCCTCGAACGCGTCGCGCGCATCGAAGGCCGAGGCGCTGAGCGGTGTATCGACAAAGGAGTAGCCATTTGCGCTGCCGCTCCAGTCCAGAAGGACTTGAGCCCAATCGAGAAGACCATCGGCGAACTGGATCACAAAGGGTACTGCAATTGAGGCTTCAGACTGGGCGTTGACCAGACCTCGAATCCGCTCCGATTGGTAGCCGATGACCTCCTCGATCGTCAGGCTGCTCCCAGTGGCGTTGATGACGATTTCGATCGAGCCGATTGTGACATAATGGTTGATCTCGGTCCGCAGCGCATCGAACGTCCAGGGAAAGAGCGGATTGAAATCGCTGATCGTCGTTCCGGTCAGGAAGGCGTCATAGTCATAACGAATGGTGACATCGGACAGGTTGATGTCTTCGAAGACTACCCGATCCACGCCTCGACCGTTGCCGGCGATCAGATCATGCCCGATGAAGGTCTCCGGATCGCCGGCGTCTTCGGACAGGACGATCGTGAGATTGTTGGGCGTCGTGGAAGAATTCACCGTGCGGGGAACCGTGAGGTAGACGTCGTCCCCTGCACCGCCATGGAAAGTGTCCTGCCCGCCGGAGTGCAGCAGGATATCCGATCCCGCACCTCCGTAGAGCACATCGTTGCCGAGGCTGTCATAGCCCTGCAGCCGCTGCTGGTAGGCCGCGTCGTCCTCGTCCTCGCGCTGCGGCTCCGCCGCGCCGTTGTCGAAAAGGAAGTCCGCACCGTCCCCGCCGTCCAATGTGTCGTTGCCGAGGCCGCCGTGCAGATCGTCATGGCCGGCGCCCCCGTCAATCGTGTCGTCGCCGCCGGCACCGAAAATCGTGTTTCGAAAGCTGTTTCCAGTTACAGTGTCATTACCGGAAGTCCCGACCACATTCTCGAACTGGTACGCGCTGAACCCATCCTCGATAGCTTCGTTGCCCTGCGTGACCAAAATGCGACCGCCATCGACGTCATCCATGAACACGTCCACGGGATCACCCGTCACGCCCGAAAGGTCAACAGTGTCGCCAGCATCAAGATTTGCGCCGCCATAGATTGCAAGAAAGGTCAGATCGGTACCAAGCGAAACAGACTCAAGCGTTCCGGAAACGTGAACTGTGTCACCCAAGTCGGACCCCAGCAGCTCCTCGAAGTTGAAAAGCGTATCTGTTCCGAGGCTGCCCTTTTCGACGGTTGCGACCTCGGAAGCCGTCAGCACAAGCGAAAGGCCATGCGAAGAAACGATCGTGGCGTCCCTCGAAAACCCTCGATAGTCCACACGATCAATCGGCTCTCCGCCAAAGAAACCTTCGTCCTGACCGCCATCCAGCACGTCATTGCCAAAGTCAGCTACGATGGTGTCGCGACCAACCCCACCGAAGACGCTGTCGTCGTTGGCCCCGCCGGAAAGCCAATCGTCTCCAGCGCCACCGTAAAGAGTATCGTTGCCGCCAAGCGCGCTCAGGACATCGTCGCCGTCGCCGGTTCGCAAATAGTCTTTCCCCTCTGTCAGCGTGAGGTCAAATGAGACGATCGGCGATCCGGCATTACTGACGATCAGATTGTTGCCCGCGCCCGGAAAGCTCGACACGCTGCCCGGCGTGGCGCCAGCGACATAGCTTGCAGTATCAAGGCCAATCATCCAGAGTAGAGTGTTGGCGTAAGAGTTGCTGTTCTGGAGCAGCGCATACCCAAATTGCGGCTGATTGCTGAAAAAGAAAGAGTTGATTGTGGTCAGTACAGCCCAGACGTCATCGCCGCTACGATCGCCCAAATCGAGATCAATCGCGGAGTAATTGGCGGGGTTGGCGTTCCCGGACCCGGGTGCGAAATCGGTGAACGCAGCGTGAGACCTTGGCAGGTTATACTGAAAATAGGGGAAATTTCCGGGGTCACCTGGGGCAGGATTTGTCCAAGATTGAACCTCTATTTCTTGTCCGGTCGTGGCGTTCACAATTTGCAGATGGCCCCAGTTAAAAGTGCCTTCCGTATTGGCTATTAAGTTCCCGGCAAGACGCAGTGTGGCCATCTGTTATCCTCCCCTTCTGCTGGACTGTATCGCGACAATCCGGCCCTGACCGCTGTATGTGAAATTTAGCGCATGATCTCGATGGTGCGGCGGCGATGGAAAGATCCATGCCAAGAGGTAAGGCCACGGGTTGAAGCTTCGTCGAAATCGAACCCTGGCCTCAAACTCATCGGCGGCAAGGATACCTGACAGGCCCAAGTCACTATCGTTAGGCCCGTTGCCCGTGACGTTTGGAGTTATTGGAGTTGGGCCACTTACTTGATAGCCCTGATCCAGTAGCCATGCCCGCATACGCTCTGGAGTCTCAAGTGAGGTTGCCACGCGGAAAACGCAGACCTCGATGTCCTGATGATCTTTGAAACTGGCCCAGTCGAATGCCGAAAGATTCCAGCCGACCGACGTTCTGGCAGCCGGAAGCAAACAGTCCTGTGTTGAAGGAAACTTCGCTAACGACGATTCATACCTTCCCCACTGCGGGTGCTTATTGTCGACCACTTGGCCGAAAACTGCGAAAGGCATCGATGCTTCGTTGGAAAGCCTTTCAAGCGGAAGAATGAATTCTGCAGGGTCATTCCCCGGTGTGGTCTGTGCACCTGCTTCCACGACCGCGCATCCTATGAACCCTATTGTGACAACCGAAACCAATGCGCTCGCCAGAGGCATTTTCAATTTGGTTTCCCCTTCGCATCAATTCGGCCAAGAGCCGCGCGAGTTCCGGAGGCGATATCGCTAGCTCCCTGCTGCCGAGTCGGTGCGTATGGAATCTGACGCCTACTAACGCCCCTGTTGGTTAGTGCGGCAGCGCCAAACCATGCAACGACATTGCCATCCGCCGAATTTCCGAGGCAGTAGGGCGATTTGACTCAAGCATGGATTTGATCATAAATATCTGCGAAACGGGTCGGGGCTCCGCTATCGTAGATGTTCCTCAATACGTTAAATTGCGCATCAGTAAGAAGGAACACCGCTGACCTCCGATTCGCGCTATCGCTTGAGGCGAAGCGTATCTTGTGGACTCAACTCCAAGCAAGAACTAACACTCGCGTATGTGGCGCTCAGTAGACCCAGATGATCCATCGCTTGCTTTCCGTTTGGGTGTTCATCGCAGCGTTTGCGTTACCCGCCGGTGCGCAGACGGTCGAGTTGTCCACGCGTACCTTCTGGGTAGGGGAGCGACGGAGGACGATAGATGGCGATACGCCCTTCATCGTCCTGCGTGAAATCGACTGGATCGAAGCGGTTTTGGGGACTGACCCGGTTCTGCAGGACGCTGTTGTCCACATCGAACTGGCGCACATGTCCGTAGCCGACACTGTTGCGTTTCCCTATCCAGGCGAAGTTCTCCTGGGACCTGACCGCTTGCCGCAGCAGTTTCATCTTCCAGACTATCGGATCTACGGCCCTGAAGTTGCGACCGGAAAATCCTTCACCTATCTGCCCACAGATCCAGACGCAGGATTCCGCGTGGGGTGCGGAGAACGCAACGATGTCAGGCATATGTCGGTCTGCGTCATCAATGCAACCTACTCACCGGACGATCATATCCGCCTCAAGGCGCGCCTCTACTTCCCGCCGGATCCGGCAGACGCGCCGACTTACTTCCGCGATGTCGTCGAGCGCATGCGTGAAGTCGCCCATTGTCTTGATGTGACTGAAGATCTGGTAGAGATCCCCGCAGTACCTCCCGAGCTAACTGGATGCTTGCTAGAACCAATCCCGTAGGAACGGCGGCCATCCGCGCTCTTCCGCCCTAGTAATCCGTCTCGACGTACACGCCCGAGCAATCATAGGCAACCGCCGCAGCCGTTGCGCCGGTGTTCATGAACAGCCGCGGCGACAGGAACTGCGTCGCGGCGGGAAGGTCGGCGGTGATCTCCTGCTCGAACACAGCGCCGGACACTTCGTCGACCACCCGCACCCAAACCGAACCGCCATTGGGCGGTGCCGCGATGTAAAGGGTCAGCACACCACCCGTCGCGATGGCGAAACTCGCCCCCATGTCAGTCAATGTCGGCGCGCCGGTGCCGTCGTTTGCGACCAACTGCCAGCGGGTGTGGGTGCCGCGCTGGAAGCCGATGCCGATGCAGTTGATGGCGGCGGCCAGCGCCAGCGTGGTGGCCAGCGCGGCGGTCGATCCGTAAAGCCCGAAGAAGCCCATGCCGGTTGCCTGCAGCGTCGTAAGCGAGATCCGCGTCACGAAGGTCCAGCCGCCCAGTCCCGCCGCGTTGCCGCGCCAGCAGGCCCAACCCGCAGAACGTTGCTCGGCGGCCGAGTCCACCACTGCGGCTGAAGTCAGCCGCCAGCGGCGCATGCTGGCGGCTAGGTTCGTTGCGGCAAGCGTGGGGTGTGAGACTGTTCCGACAGAGGTAATGGGCAAGCCTTCGGTGGTGATCGTGGTGGTGACCGAGGGTGACCAGTTGGCGATGCGGTTGACCCCGAAATGCGGCTGGAGAGGGAAGTCTCGGCCGGAGGGGCGCATGACGTCGATCCAAGGGGCCCCCGCCCGGTTGCGGGCGTAGACGGCCGCCTTGCCGGTGGGCGGCGGGGATGGCGCGGCGCTGAGCCCCGGCAGGATGGTGGGCTGCGGCAGTTCCACCTGGCCGCTGGCGCGGTCGATCCTGATGGCATCGAAGAAGGCCGAGCCGTCCGGGCTGACCTTGAAGCCGAAATCGTCATTGCCCAGCAGGCCGATCAGCGCCCTAGCCGAAAACCCGGTCTTGAAGGCAAAAGCTGCGTCGTTCCCGGTCGCCGCCTTGTTGACCGTCGCTTCGATCCCGGCTCCGGCGTTGTTGAACAGCAGCGCCGGAGTGTTGACAGAAACCCTGTTGTAGCTGTCCGCTGTTGCACCGCCGAGGCCCAGCAATTGCGCGGTCAGATTGGCCTGGGGCATGCCGACCTGCGTCACCGCATTGGCGAAAGTTACGGTGGGCGTGTTCAACACCGTAGTGCCCCCGGCCCCTGCCGTGGCCGAGCCAATGTTGACGACCGTGGTCGATCCGGATGCGCCGCCAGTGCCGAGGTTCACGGTCTTGGTGACCCCGGTGGTCGTCGCCCCTGTGCCCATGCCGTAGGTGGCGGTGGTCGTCGCCGTGCCGATGCTGGCCGATGCCGCCGAGACGGTGACAGTGCCCGAGGCGGTCAGCGTGCCGGAGAAGGTCTTGTTGCCCGTGAAGGTCTGGGTGCCTGCAAGGATCGCCAACTCGCTGGAGGTGTTGGGCAGTGTGAAGGTCCGGGTCGTGCCGGTCGTGATCCCCGACAGCGAGAACAGCGCCTTCTTCGTCGGATCGGCGTCGTTGACGAGGCTGAAGATCGCGTCAGACACATCCTGCGGCACGCCGACCGGGTCCCAGGCACTTCCATTCCAGACGACAAAGACCTGCTCGGCCGCGATCCAGACCAGCCAACCTTGGCGCGGCACGAGGCGCATCCAGACGCCATCGACCCAGAAGGCGACATTCAGATCCCACCCGGCCCACAGCCCCGTCGCGCCAGAGGCCACAAGATGCCGGTCGCCATCGGTGGGACTGACCGGGGGCGTGGTCCGCGTGCGGTCGAGGACGGACAGTTGCACCATGGCGTCGAGCAGGCGCAGGGCCTCGTTGTGGGTGACATGCTTCTGCGCCTGCGCCGCCAGAAGATAGGGCAGACCCAGGTGGGTGGTGGTGTCGGACATGGGAGTTCCCGTCAGAACTGGAGGGACACGGTCGCGGGTGTGCCGCGGCCGAGGCGGTTCGAGAGCTGGAAGATGCGGATCGCCAGCACCTGGCCGGGCGCGAGCGGCGCGCCCCAATCTGCGGTCTGCTGGGCAGCGGTGTAGAGCACGGACGTCGTGGTGCTGGTCAGAGTGCGCTTGACGACAGCCCCGTCGAGGATCTGGACGTCGTAGCTTTCCAGATCCTCGGCAAGCGGCACCTCGACCTGTTCCCAGGCATCAGCCACCAGCGCGCGCGATCGCCGCGTCCAGCGGATCGTCAGATCGCCCGGGCTGCGTGCCGCGCGCCACGGCTGCACGACATGCACCGGGGCGAAGGGCACGAGGCCGCGACCGGCTGGAGTGAAAGCCAGCGGAGTGTAGCTCGCGTCACTGACCGCCCGTGCCGCGGGGCCGATCCGCCAGTTCCATGGCAGACCGAGATCGGCTTCGGCGATGGGCAGCGGGGCAAGGGCGGAATCCAGCACCACCACTCGTGCCCCGGCCGGGGTGGGATTGCCCATCGCGGCTTCGGTACCTCGCTGGCCGCGCAGGAGCCGGGTCAGGCGATAGCGGCTGGGGGCGACAAGTTCGGCGGCACCCGCCTGCACGATCTCCCATATGCCCGGCGCGGATTCCACCGCCAGTGCATTGGCTCCGCCGAACAGGGTCAGATCGGTGACACTTTCCAAAGTGCCGGACGCCAGTTCGACGACCAGCGCATTGCCGAGATCGAAGCGCGAGGTCGGGCCCGGATAGAAATCCGACACCAGCGTGCCGATCCGCGCGCGACTGCCAAAGGTGGTCAGCAAGGCGAACCCATCCGCCCCCGGGCTGCGGAACACCGCCATCTCGCCCGGCCAGGGAACCGCATGCGCCGCGACCATCGGCCGGTGCGCGGGCTGCTCCTCGGACAGTTGCGGCAGGTCGAGGAGGACCACATCCGGCGCGCCGAACACAACGGACCGCGTCAACGTGGCCGGTCGCGGATCGCCTGGTGGCAGGTCATAGGCAGCGCGGTCCTGGCGGACAGCCTCGATGCCCCGGCCATCGGAATCGGCGATGGACACCAGCCGCAACTCGATCTCGCGACCGTCATGCACCAACCGGATCACGTCGGCTGGGTCGAGAGCCAGCCGTGACGGCGGCAGGCGGAAGGTGGCGCTCTCGCGACCGATCCAGGCTTCCATCAGCGCACGGCGGCAGCGGCGTTCGGCCTCCTCGGGCGGGATCGCCATGGGGAAGGACTCGGACGCGATGCGGGTCGTATCGACGGTGATGCGGCGGGCCTCGACCAGCGCCGCGTCATAGTCCTCATCGGCGCGGGCGACCTGCCACTTCAGCGCCTGTGGCAGTTCGGTTTCTTGCTCGCGGACGAGTTCCAGCGCTTCCCCTTCGCGGGATGCTACGAGGTCGTCATGCGCCAGGGTCAGAACCGACGCCCGTCCGCGCATGACGAAGCGGATCATGCCTTCGGTCTCGATGGCGTCGAAGCCGAAATGCCGGGCCAGAGTGGAAATCGATGCGCGGGGGCTTTCCAGCGCGCCGATCACATAACCCTCGACCGCACCCCAGAGGCCGGAAACGTCGATCAGGCTTTCCGCCATCCCGGCGCGCAGGCAGAGGTGGCGCACGAGGGCCGCCAGCGACACCGCGCCCAGCCTGCCGCTCAGCCAGTGGCCGAGCCGCCAGTTCGGGCCATCGGTCCAGACGCCGGTCAGTTCGGGGAAGAACGGATAGGGCCGCGCATCCCAGGTCCAGGCGGCACATTCGGGGACATGGACCATCCGGCCGCCATAGACGGACGACGTGGGGTTGTTCGCGCCCTGACCCCACCAGAGGTAGCTGGCCTCAAGATAGGCGCGCTGGATCGCATCGTCGCGCCAGCCGCGCGAGAAGTAAGGCGTGAAGCTCTCGGACGACTTGGGGTCAAAGAAGACGTTCGGCTGGTTGGTGCCCCGGTCGATGGCCGGACAGCCGAGTTCGGTGAAGCGGATGGGCTTCGATTGCGGCACCCATGCGGTGGCCACGCCGCTCTCCACCCCGCCCGGGCGGTTGAAATGCGGGTTCGTCCACCATGCGCGGATATCCTTGGGGCGGAACACCCACGGCTTGCCCGCAGCCCCATCGGTGATCGGCGTGCGGATTTGCGCGGAGCGGTCAGCGGCGCTCGCATAGAACCAGTCGAACCCCTCACCCCCGGCGATGTTCGCCTGCAGATAGGCGCGGTCATGGATCGCGGGCCAGCCGTCGAGGGCATCGGCATGGTCGAAGCCGTCGCGCCAGTCCGACAGCGGCAGGTAGTTGTCGATGCCGACGAAATCGATGTCGGCGTCTGACCAGAGCGGATCGAGGTGGAAAAAGACGTCGCCGCTGCCGTCCTGCGGATGATGGCCGAAGTATTCCGACCAGTCGGCGGCATAGCCGATCTTCGTGCCCGCGCCGACGATGGCGCTCACGTCGGCCGCAAGGGTCTTGAAGGCGATGACGGCGGGATAGGTGCTGGCCCCCGAGCGGATGGTCGTCAGCCCCGGCATCTCCGTGCCGATCAGGAAGGCATCGACCCCGCCCGCAGCCGCGCAGAGATGGGCATAGTGCAGCACCATGCGGCGCAGACCCCAGTCGGAAGGCGAGCCGGTGAAGCTGACGCTCTCGCCCGACACGCTGAAATTCCCCGGCGTCGCCGCCCCGAACAGCGCAGAAACCTGCGTCGCGGCCGTACCGGTCTTGTCGACCGATCCGGTAAAACCCGCTGCCGGAGAACAGGTGATCCGCCCCCGCCATGGAAATGCGGGCTGGCCCGGCGTGGCGGCGTTGGCGCTGTAGGGGTTCGGCAGGGTGTTGCCGGGCGGCACATCCATCAGCAGGAAGGGATAGAAGGTGACCCGCAGCCCGCGCGCCTTTATCTCCTGGATCGCCTGCACCACCGCGAAATCCGCCGGCGTGCCGCCATAGACCGGCCGATCCTCGGCATCACGGCTGACCAGATGGGCGCTGGCCCGGCTGACCCCGTCGACCTCCCAGTTGGCGGGCGTGGTGGCCTTGGAGGCGACCTCGACACCCGGCTTCACCTTGCAGGATCCCGCGCGCAGGTCGTTGCCGAACCAAGCCACGACCAGACTGACGCTCTCGATCGCCGGGGCCATTGCCTGCAGCCGGTCCACCGCCACAACGATGTCTGGTTGATCTGGCATCGCGTTCAGATTCTCCGCGACAGTGGCACCACCACTGCCCTTGCGGATTGCATCGGTGGCATAGGTGAACTCGCCCGAGGCCGGGATCATTGTGACGGCCTTCACCAGCCCCTCGGCTGTGTCGGGGTCGGCCAGCGGGCGGAACACCTCGAAGCTGAGCTGCGGCAGGCGGTTGCCGAAGGTCGCCAGCGCCAGATCCTCGAACACGACATAGGCCGTGCCGCGATAGGCTGGGGTGTTGGCCGCGCCCATCTTGGCCGCAATGAAGGGATCGGCGGTCTGCGCCTCATTGCCGGGATACCAGCGCCAGGTCACGCCGGTCATATCCATCGACTTGCCATCGGCCCAGACGCGGCCGATGCCGGTGATCGGACCCTCGCAGAGCGCCACGGCGAAGCTGGCATAGTAGAGGTATTCGGTCGTCTTGACCTTGCCGCCCCCACCGCCCTTGCCGCCGCCTTGAGTGGTGGTCTTGGTCTCTTCGCGGAAATCCGTGGCCCAGATGATGTTGCCGCCGATGCGCATCCGGCCGTAAAGCCGCGGGATCACCGCGCCTTCGGTGGCCGAGGTGATGCGCAGCGTATCGAGCCGCGCCCCTTCGATCCGCTGGACCGGGGCCAGCGACGACACGATCCAGCTGTCGACCACCGACCCCACGGTCGAGCCGATGAAGCCGCCGATGGCTGCGCCGGAAAAGCCGAGGATCGCGCCGCCAAAGGCCCCGCCGATGGCAGTGCCGACAGCGCCGAGGACAAGCGTGGCCATGAAGAACTCTCAGCGTTGGGGAAAGAGGAAGGCGAAGGCGATGCGACGTCGCCATGTGGGCGTGAGCGGTTCCTCGATCACGCCGAGCCGCTCGTAGGCATGGAGGAAAGTGTCGGGGCCTGTCAGAATGCCGACATGCTTGGCGATTGCGCGCGGCATCATGCGGAACAGGATCAGCGCGCCGGGTGACGCGTCGGTGGGTGCGACTTCCGGCATCATGCGGCGCGCGCCTTCAGCTAACACCTCGCGCGGGCCACTTTCGCCCCAGTCCCGGCTGTAGGGCGGAATCGGGAAAGGTTCCGGCCCCACCACCTCACGCCAGACGCCGCGCGCCAGACCAAGGCAATCGCAGCCGACGCCTTTCAGGCTGGCTTGATCGTGGTAGGGCGTACCGAGCCAGGACCGCGCGATGGCAATGACCCTGTCGGAATCGACCGAAATCACAGCACAGCCCCCTCGTGGCCGCCATCGGTGGTGGCATAGCGCAGGACAGCATCCTGGCCGGGGATGTTGGGAAAGCCTCGGAAATTGGCAACATTGGCGAACTTTGTGCCGCAGGTCGCGATGCGCTTGTCGCACCCAGCGCGAATGGTGAAGGTGTCTGTCCCAGCGATGGCACGCACCGCGGCTTCCAATAGGGTCAGCACGGCGACGCCGTCGATGAGGTCGTGCGACAGAACCTCGGACCGCCGCCCGGCATTGGCGCCGCTGGTCCAATCGAGCGTGCCGAAGTTGAACCAGCCGGTGGTGAAACCGCCAAGCCCCGAGGCGGTAAAGGCGCGGTCGCGCATCATGTCGATGATCGCGCCGGTTCCCTTGAACGCAGGTGCCTCGAGATTGACCCCGCAGCGCGCATCGCCAAGGGCGGCGTCGCATGTCGCCTGGAACGTCCGTCCGACGGTTTGGCCCAATACATGGGCCAACGATCGCACCTCCGCGACGAAGGCCAACCGCCCGCGCCGGATCTGACCGATAGCGCCACGCCGCATCAGCAGGCGTTGGCCGGTGCTGGCCCAGTTCACCCGCCAGACCTCGACCGCCGCATTGTCCCAGCGGCCGTCGAGGATGTCGGTCTCGGTGATCCGGTCAGAGGACAGGACACCTTGGGCATCCTGCGCATCGACGGAAAGGTCGGAGCCAGAGCGCACTTCGGAGGCCGCAAAGCCACTCTCCGGCTCGAAATCGGTGCCATCGAACGTCAGGGTCTGGTCGTGATCGGTGAAGCCGAGCGTCACACCATCGGCCCGAACGATCCGCCAGCACCAGGCGAGCGTGGTCGTGCCCTCGTCGAGATGGGCCTGAAGTTCGGGCGGGAGCGCTTTCACTTCCGCCCCCAGCCGCGCCACAGGGCGACCGAGGCCAGCGCCGAGGAAATCACACCCCCGGCCGTGCCGGTGAGGGCGTAGAGATTGAAAGGACGCAGGTCAAAGCTGCCGGTCATCAGATCGAAATCCGCAAGCCCGGCCATGGCCAGCCCGGAGGCGGCAAGACAAGCCAGATAGACCAGCCCGCGTGCGAGGTTCCAGTTCATGATGTTGCCTTTCCTTTGAGAAATTCCATCAGCCGCTGCCACCACGACCGGGTGGCAGGCGGTTGGGGCGGCAGAGGCAATGGCTCCGGCGTGCTCGTCGGGCGCAGCAATGCCAGCGCCTCAGCCTCGGGCAGTCGCCGGACTGGCCTCGAGAAATCCACCCGTCCGTTGCGATCGACCGACCAGACCGGGATGGTGCCGGTCGGATAGCGGCCATCGAGGAACAGATCGCGCTCGGCCTCGCGCCGGGTGCGGATCGCGGCTGGGCGGAGCCAGCCCATGAAAGCCTGCGCGGCGGCGGCGCGGTTGCCCGCGTTCAGATGGCGGGTCAGAGATGCCTTGGCAATGCCGCCGGTGTTGTAGTGAAACGATACCAGCGCATCGAACTCGTGCGGTTCCAGCGGCACCTTCACCGCGCGCAGCACCTCGGCCTCGTAGGCCACGATGTCGCTGCGGAAGAGCCGGAACGCCTCGCGGATCCCTGCATCGAGATCGACGGGCATGCCGCGCGGCATCCCTGCCGGATCGGGCGGCCCTGCCGAGGCGGTGTGGCCGATGCCGAAGGTCCAGACGTTTTTGACGTCGAGATAAGGTCCGGGCACGAGTCCTTCGTGCCGGACAAGGGCCAACAGGCCCCGGTCTGTCATGTGCATGGGATCACCCGAAGAGTGTTGAGAGGATCAGGATCAGGGCGGCGACCAGAAGGCCGATACGCAGGCGGTGGCTGAACGCCTGTGCGGGATCGGCGACATCGCAACGAATGGAGCGCGCAAGACGGAGAAGTTCATGCATCGGGGGTGCCCCCCTTGCTGCTGCGCAGCCGGGCGAGGACGACCTCGATGAAGGCGGGGCCGAAGACGCCGACGAGATAGGCGGCCGAGCCCGCCGCACCCCCGGCCGGGATCGCCTGCGATGGCAGGCTGAGCCATGCGGTGATCACCGCCATGGACAGGCTGCCCATCCCGGCGGCGATCAGACCGCCGAGCAGAATGTGGCGCAGGGCATCGCGCAGCCGCATCCGCGTGGTCAGTGCATTGGTGGCCCCGCCCAGAGCGCCCCAGGCGACAAGGATGACAGCGGTGGAGGTTGCAAGATCGCGCAGCGCGGCGGCGACAAAGCCGGTTTCTTCGTTCATCGACGGATCTCCAAGAGCGGGATGGATGTGATCGACCCCAGCCGCTCAAGATCGAGGGTGACGTCGAGCATGTCGGTGTCGAAGCGGACGGGGACGTCGAATTCGAAGCCCGCCGTGATCGCGACGCCCGCACCCGGGGCGTTGGTGAAGGTGACGCTGCCGGTGGTGGTGTTGACGCTCCAGCCGGTCATCTGTTCGACGCCGTTCAGAGCGATGCGGACGGCCCCTGCCACCGGCTTGGCGATGGCGCGGGTCCAGCTTTGCGCCCCAGAAGTGTAGCGCTTCAGCAGGGCGAAGGTGGTGACAGCACCATTGCCGGTGCCGATGGGCTGGTCGGTCGGGGCCACCGCCTGTGACGGCAGGCAAGATTTGTAGTCGGCCCAGTCCTTGAAACGGAAGCCGTGCAGGCGACCGTTGCGGGCCTCGAAGAAGGCGACGACCGCCGCCAGATCATCGGCGCGGCGGATGCCGTAGGCGACATCATAGCGGCGGCGGGAGTTGGCCCAGCTGGCGTTGCGCTCCTCGTCCCCGCTTGCCAGTTCGACGATCTGCGTGCGCCGTTCCGGCCCCCCGCGCGCCCCGCGGCTGATGTTGTCGGGGAACCTGACTTCATGGAATGCCATCACATGCCCCTCCGGCCGAGCGACACAGCACGGGCAATGTCGCTCGCCACCTGCGTGCGCGACTGCCGGAAGCTTTCGGCGTCGCGGGCCATGATGGTGACGTTGACCGCAGGCGTACTGGATTGGCCATAACCTGCTGCCTCGCGGCGGGAGAGCACGCGCTCGCCCTTCTGAAGGATCGCCGGAACTTCGTCGGGCTTGATCCCGGCCCAGCCGCCCGCGTGCATGCGCGGGGCATTCGCGAAGGCCAGAGCCGGAACCATGCGGCCCGGGCCCGGCGATCCGACCATGCCACCGGTGTGCAGGATATTGGCGAATATCCCGCCCGCACCGCCGAGTGCGCCCGACAGGGCGTTTGCAATGGGGCCAAGGATGAACGTCCGCGCCGCCAGCTTGGCCAGATCGGCGATCATCGACGTCACCAGATCGCGGAAATCGAGCTTGCCGGTCTTGACGAACTCGCCCACGGCATTCTCGGCCGAGGTGAAGGCCCCGACCAGCGCCTGGCCGATATCGCCGCCGATGTTGCGCGCCTTGGTGGCATAGTCAGCCAGCGCGGCTGTTACGGCACCCCAGCCGGTCGCGGCCTGGTCGGCACCTGCGGCAGCGTCGGCCCCGGCGTCGCGCGCGGCAGCGCCCGCACTTCCGGCAGCAACTGCGGTGTCGTCCAGTTCGGTGTTGAGCGCATCCGCCGAACTGGCGGCATCTGCCAACGCCGTTTCGGCATCCGATGCGGTGCCGGTCACCGCGTCGCGCAGCGCTTGCCAACTGGCCAGCGGACGGCCTGCAGCATCGGCCAGCATGCCGGCCGCTTCACGGTAACCGTCAGCCCGGCCACGCGCGTCGTCTGCCATCGTGCCAAGTCCGAGGTCGGGCGGCTCGAGGTAGGTCCGGGATAGCGCTGCCGAGAAGGCGTCAGCCGCGGCCGCCCCGGCGGCGGTTGCGGCCCCCTCGAACGGGTTGCCGATCCGCGCCAGTTCTACCGGATCGAGCGTGCCGATCCGCACCCCACCTTCGCCGACTGCCCAGTCCGGCAGCAGCTCCAAGGCCGCGTTCAGCCCGTTGATGAAATTGTTGATGCGCGTGACGACGCCGTTGAGCATCGCCTCGACGCCAGAGATCAGCCCGTTCGCGGCCTGGAAGGCAAAGTCGCCGATGGCGCCGGGCAGACTTCCCCAGATTGCCACCGCAGCGTCATAGGCTCCCTGGAAGATTGCAGCCGTCCGGTCGCCAAAACTGACCACACCCGCGATGGTGCCTTCAAGCGCCGACAGCCCCGCTGCCTTCAGACCCTCCCAGCCCGCAGCCATGTTGGCGAATGCGGCGTCGAGCGCCAGGCCGATGCGGGACCAGACCTCCGATGCCAGATCGCCGAGCAGGCGGAAGGCCTCGCCCACACCGCCGACACGGGTCACAAGTTGCGAGATCTGATAGACCAGTTCCCCCGCGCCGACGATCAGGGCACCGATCCCGGTCCGGATCAGTGCACCGCGCAGGAAGACCAGCGCCGTTGCAAGGCCACGCACTGACAGCGCGGCAACAGCCAGCCCGGCCACCCATCGACCGGCCATGAAGGCGGCGAAGGTCGCGGCATAGTTGGCAAGCCGTGCGAGGTTGTCGAACACGCCGGTGATCGCGCCGCCGATGGGCCCGGCGCCGGGCGCCATGTCGGCCAGCGCATTCGCCACCTTCTCCAGCGCCGGGGCGACAGCGGCGGTCAGGCGATTGGTCAGGCCGAGCCAGATCAGGCTCAGCTTGGCGATGGCATCGCCGGTGCGTTCGATCTGTGCGGCATCGCTTGCGCTGACCGCCACCCCGAAATCCTGCACATCCTGCGCCGCCTCTCGCAAGGTCGCGGAGTCGATGCGCAGAAACGCCAATGCAGCCCGGTCGCCGAAAAGGTCGGACGCCACGGAGGCGCGTTCGGCCTCGGGCACGAACTGGTTCAGAGCCTCCTGAATGGCGACAATACGCTGTTCGAGCGGCAACGCCTGCAGCTCGGCGGCCGTCAGGTTCAGCCGCTGCAAAGCCCCAACGGCCGAACCCGATCCGGCTGCCGCTTCGGAAAGCCGCGTGGTCAGCTTCTTGGTGGCCTGTTCGATCTCGCCCATCGACACGCCGGCCAGTTCCCCAGCCCATGTCAGCACCTGCAGGCTTTCGACCGTGGTCCTGAGCGAGGCTGCCATGTCCGCCTGCGCGCCGATGACGTCGAGCCCCGAACGGACCATCGCCACACCCGCAGCGGCTGCGGCGGCCGCCACCGCCGCCAGCGCAATCCCCGCTTTCCGGGCAAAGCTGCCAAGTCGGGCATTGGCCAGTTCCATCTCCGACGACAAGCGGCCAAATCCGCGCGTGCCCGCCTCGCCGATCCCTTCCAACTCGGCCCGGACCTGACGGCCGCCTTCAGCGACCAGCCGGACAGAGACCCTCTTCTCAGCCATGTCCCTCTCCGATCTGTTCGTTCAGCTTGCGCACCATTACCGCCTCGATCTCGGGCAGCAGTTCGGCGGCGATCAGGGCGTCGATCCCGAGGGCATGGGCCATCGCCAGCGCCGCGCCCATGTCCCAGCCGAGCACCGCGCCGGGGATCACACGCAATTGGCCCCCAAGGCGGCCGACCAGATCCCAGACCTGCCAGCCATCTTCTGTCTGCGGCTTGTTCAGTCTTGCGGGGCAGTCGAGGCAGCGCCCCGCGCAGGCCGCGCAGTACCGGTCGCCCCCGCCGAAGGACCATTCGGCAAGGGCGCGGAGACGTTTTTTTCCGCGTCCAGGATCAGACCCTTGACGACGTATTGGGTCTGGAAGGCTTCGAAGACCGGCCAGATCTCCAAAAGGGCGTCGACGCCTTCGGGCGAAACAGGGACAGCTTCACCCGCGTCATCACCTACCCCCTCCCAATCCAGCACCGCGCGCCGGGCGACGGCCTTGGCCATCACCAGCGCCAGTTCCTCCTGCGTGGCGGTTTTCGGCAGGGATTCGATGGCAGGATCGGCACGAGCCGAGACCATCAGGGCGGTGGTCAGAGGCGCGACTTGCAAGCGAAGGCCGGGGGCGAGGGTAAGCCACGCAGGGGCTGCGGTCAGGTTCAGTCTGATCATGATCAATAGCTCACAACGGTGTTGACGAGGACGGCGGTGCACATGCGGGCGGGGCTGACGGCTTTGGCGGCTTGCCAGTCGAAGGTGGCCTGAATACCTTGTGGGCCCGGGATCTCGATCCGGGGGCGCGGCAGGTAGACGGCATGGGCGGTGAAGGTGAAGCTGGCGTTGGCGCCAAGGCTCCAGGCGAAGACCAACTCGCAGGGCGTGCCGTCGATGGCCTGCGTAATCAGCGTGGTGTCGGCAAAACGCACCTCCACCCGGCCGGTCAGCGCGGCCATGCCGGGGTCGGCCCCCTCGATGCGGCCGTCCGAGCGGATGGTCTCGATCCGGTCGAGGCCGTTGGAATAGGTCACCTCGGCCGAGATGACGTTGCCGAGCGGCGAGCCGTTGCGCGTGATCGCCCCGTTAAAATGCCCGAACCGCTGCAGCGCCAGCGAGGTCGGCGTCCCTGCGGCCGTGGTGGCTGCGACGTTTTCTCCCTGCGCCACCAGCCGTGCGGTCGCGGTCAGCAGGCCAGAGCGCGCCATCTGCCACGAAAGCTGATCGCAGACGCAACCGCTGTACATCGCGTAGCGCGGCACCTCGGGCATCGCCGTCTCGATGGCCATCGAGGGCAGCGTCCAGTTGCCCGACTGGAAGGTGTGGGTCTTGGGCGTCGTGCCGGAGGTGACAGGCGCGCCGAAGGCCGCCTTCAGCCAAAGGCCAAGGTTCTCGACGTCGATCGGCACCACGACATCGCCATCGGCGGTGACCGCGTCCTTGATCGGGGCCAGCGGATCGCGCCCCTGGCCCAGCAGTTCCGAGGCGATCAGCGGCTGTTCGGAGCCGAGCGTGGTGCTGGCGAATGGCACTGTCCGGTAGCCCGTGGCGGGCGCAGTGCCACAGACGGATTCGAACGCAAGCGCCATCTGCGCCCGCGCCCCATGGGCTCGTGCCATCGTGTTCTCCTATCGTGATTTGGGGTCAGGCCAGCGGGTCGGCCGTAGAATAGTGCAGAATGACCGGGATCACCGCCGCCTTCAGACTGGCGGAACCCTCGACCGGCAGATCGACCGGGCGCGGCGCTTCTGCCTCTACCCAGTCGCAGAGGCCGCCAAGCGTGCGGTCAGAAGCAATCGCTGTACCGATGCTGGCGCAAAGGGTGTCGAAGGTGGCGTCTCGGGCGGCACCCTGCACGACCGTCTCGATCTCTGCCCGGTGCTGGTAGTGGTAGCGGAGCGGCGACAGCGTAACCTCAGGCTCCCCCGGTTCGCCGTCGCGCAGGATCAGCAGGCCAGCGGCAGGCACGCGTTCGGGCAACACGTCACCGCGCAGGGCCGTGGCGGGCAACGCCGAAAGCCGCGCGTGCAGCGCGGCGAGGATGGTTTCACGGGGGGTGGGCATGGTGGAACCTGGCTAATGATAACAGGCGTATTGAGTTTCACATCGGTACCGCCACAGGTTTCCCTAGGAATACATAAGGAACCAAGTCAAAGGCTTTCCGTAGTTCCTTTGCGTCGAAAATTTGAACGACAGGTTCATCTGACAGCGCTCGCGTCACCATCGCGAGGCGCCATTCGGGATCGTTTTTATAGCCGGCATCATGTTCGTTGCGCGTCAGGAAGAAGCCAGCGGAATCACCAGATGTGCCTTTGACCTCCACGTGGACGGAGCCCGATCCCTTAGTAAAAAGAAAGTCGTAGCCACATTTGATTTTGGTCATGTTCTTGCACGCGTAGCCCTTCCGTTTGTAGAGGGCGATAACCGCATTTTCAGCTGCTTTCTCAACTTTCTTCCTGTGTTCGGGAGTCCCGAATCCTTTCAACGGGTCGGCAGGGTCGAGTTCCGGATCTGGCGCGAGTTCCTCAGTAGGATTTCGCACAGCCACTTTTCTAAGTTTCGCCAGTCGACCTTCGAGAATGGAAAGAACCCGTTTCTTTCTGTCATTTACTTGGACATCTGGACCAGCAAGAAACGAGAACTTTCCTTGCCGCACCGACGAGTCCGAAAAAGGCTCCGTTCGATTTTCAGGAAGAACCAAGAACGCGGAATCACTCACGATGCAGTAAGACCAATCATAGGCTGAGCTGGCGTCCTGTTTCTCCGCACCCTCCAAAACTGACGGTGACTTCCGCCACTCTCCCAAAAGCGTCGCGTTGTCGTACCAACCTACTATGTGAATGCCAGTATGCTTTGGGTTTTTTGCGAGGCAAACAACGGTCCAACCCGTATTATCCTCGTTCCAAGGCGCGTATTCTTTTGTTTGAGGCGGGACATAGCAGTGGTACTTTGCATCGATAGGCATGAAATTGAACGCTTCATGCCCCTTTCCCTCGTTGCTGCTGCCCTTTGCCGTCTTCAGCCAGCCAAAGTTTCCGTCGACTGGTCCTCCTCTATAGAATTCAGACCAGCCGAATTTGACCCAAAGCAACTTTTTCAATAGCTATCCCCATCTGCAGGCACGGGTCCAATATGCACACAAGCGATGAAGTTGAAAAGTTTTCGCTTTAGCAGGCTGCTGAAGAAGTCGGCCCTTGGCCCGGTTTGAGGAACATGATTCACCCTCGGCACGGTAACGTAGGGGGCAAAGATGCGGGGGACGGACGAGACGAGCGGTTCGCTGTTCAGCTATGTCGATCTTGAGGCTCGCATCCCCGCGCGGCATCCGTTGCGCAAGGTCAGGCAGGTGGTGA